CAGCCGTTGGGTCAAGTTCGGCTCTTGCTTGCTGATTTCCGCTGGCAGGGGCGGTATCTGGGGCGGCTGATACACAGGACGGCGCGGCGATTGACAGCCTAAGAGCACCACTGGCAACATTGCTACGCAAAGTAGTAATTTGAGATTTTGCAGCATCATTTTCTTTCCTAAGTTTGGCAGTTGTTTCGTTAAGTTTTGTCGTCATCAACTGCTCAACCAGTCGGGCTTGGGCGTTGGCTTCCAAGATAACAATGGCTTGCTCTGCCTCAGATGCGGCGTAGCCCTTGTAATGTCCAGCGGCAAAGGACAGGCCAACAGCCAGCGCAAAGGCTAACCAGATACGGGGATCAAGTAGGCTTAACATCATCGGCCTTCATCATTGCTTCAGTCTTGTCCTTGCTGGATTTAGAAGACCCGTAAAAGAAACTGATGATCGTGGCTACCGCAGTGCCAAGCAAAAAGCCAAGAATGATGTTGGCAAAATCCCGTGCGCCTTCTGGCATAGAAAAAAACGTCACTGAAAAAAAGTAGACGACAGACGAGATTGACCAGAACCACGCAAATTGGTAGATGAAGTTTTTAGCGATGTTGTTGCTTGGGTCTGTGGGGGCTACTTCAAACATATTTACCTTTCTAACAATTACTGCCGCTGTTGAAGGACGCCGAGGGTGAAATAAATAATAGCGCCGATCAAGATTAAAAAGACACTTGCCAGCAGCACAAGCTCAATTACCTCGTCCATCTCTTTTTTGTGCTTCTCCGCAGCTTCTTTTGCTCTGCGAGCATCATGGGCAGACTCCACATCCATCGCCGCTGCTCTGGACTTTATGCGGTTCCAGACGTCTATTTTCCCCGCCTGCATAAACAGGAGTTGCAACTCGTCTTCAAACCGCTTAGCCTGATCCAGCGCCATCTCGATCTGTATAGCAGTTCCCATTGAGGACTTGGACTTCTTGGCTTGTACAACCGCCTTGGTGGCTGTGGACTTTGCATCAAAATACTTGCCGAGGACAGGGCCAAGGGAGCTTACATCATCGACAGTCTTACTGACCTTTTTGATCAGCGCAACTGCTGCCTGTATACCTGCTAGGGCCGTGAGTGGATCAATCACTTTCCGCTACCTTCTTGGATTCAGGCTTGCCTTTTTCTCGCCACTGCAAACACCAGACATCTTTGCGATCAGATGACCAACTCCACCTCACGCACTCAAATACGGGCGCAGGAGCTTGCGCCACTGGGGGTGAAGGTGGCAAAGCGTCCACGCACGTTATCCCTTGCCTTCAGCAAATACATTGACAAACACTGTGCCGTCCTCAAGCGCCTCAACCTCATGCCATTCTGCCGCCGTCAGGTTTACTGGCTGCGTGTGCTTGGTCATTACCAACTCACGGCCTTCTTTGCGAATAATGCAGCTACCCGCATGACACATAGTTAAGTGCGCGTAAGCATGCTCATGACGCGGCAACCCTTGACCTTTGTCGCAGTGGTAGACTTTCATCACCGCGCCGTCATAGGTCACGGAATGACTTGGCGCTGAAATGTTCATAGCGTCTGTGAGCCTGTAGTTACAGGTTGGTTTGGGGGAACGGGCGTAGGTTGCGGTGGCGATTCTGGAATCTGAACAATTGCCAGACTTATTTGGCTGTAGTAAAAGCCCATTGCAGTTACATCATCCGCGCATTCAAGCCAGAACAATGGCGGCGCAACTTCAAACTGAGCGTCTGAAACCTGTGCTACACGCTGACCCAATATAGTAAAAACAGGCGTCTGCCCATCCCATGCAGAGATGTAGGAAACTTGTTCGTTAGGGGAAATCAATGCGTATTTCATTTTTAAAACTCCACAATAACAACACCGCCAGAACCAGCGCCGCCAGTTGCATCAGCAGTATTACTAGTACACGAACCACCGCCGCCGTTGCCAAATCCACTAGCAGCCCCACCAGTTTGAGCGCCACCAACGGATTGTTTATCTTTCGATATACCCCCTACTCCAAACATTCCAACACCGGAAACACCTAGAAATCTTTGAGGACTACATGCAATAGTAAACTCAATACTTCTCTCAGCAGCAGAAATTGTACCGCCGCCAGCCCCTGACATACTAGCGGCATCAGGGCTGTTATTGGCACCAGCGCCGCCTGTTAAGTTTATATCTCCACCAGACCCCACTCCTCCAGCGCCGCCGGTAGTGCCGTTAGTTGCCACAGATGTTCCACCAGTAGCTGAACAAAAAGAACCAAATGAAGATGTATTACCCGCAGTGCCAACAGTCACTGTTACAGTGCCGCCCGGTGTAAGTCCAGTAACAAATTCAATGGCAGTTCCACCAGCACCGCCACCAGCGCCAGCTAGGGCAGTGCTGGTTACTGATGCTCCATTACCACCGCCACCAATAACAGTTACTTTGGCTGCTGTGACTCCCGTGGGGACAGTAAATGTCCCACTGGTTGTAAATACTTGGCCTCTACCGCCGATATATGCGGATGCCGTTGATTGTGTGGTGGCATCCCCAAAGGTAATGCCTGCTGATGTTAAGACTGCCATCTATATCTCCTTTAAGGTGTGCCGCCAGCTTCAATATTGCTGAGTGCAGTAATAACTCCTGCCGAACTCATTGACGCAATTGTTGTTGCGCCATACTTAAACAACAACTTACCGCCGGATTCTACGATTGAGAACCCAGTCGTAACCAGCGTTGTAGCTATAGCCGCAGTACCGCCGATACTTAAGCCCGCCGCTGTGCCGGTAATGTTTGTCCCAACCAAGGCGGTTGGCGTGCCTAAATTAGGCGTTGTCAGTGCAGGGCTTATGGCAAAGACATTGGCTCCCGTACCCGTTTCGTCAGTAAGCGCACCCAGCAGTTGAGCAGATGTAAACGATCCAAGAGAAGTGACAGTGCCAACTGAAGTGACTGCGCCGGTTAGGTCGGCTGCGCTTGTGCTGTAAAAATTAGTTCCGTCGCTAAACACTATGACTTTAGACCCCGCAACTACCGCAATCCCCGTGCCTGCTGCGGTTGTGTTGCCCAGCACCGTGGAGTTAAAAATCGTAGCTGTAAACGCAGTGGTGTTATGGATGATGTAAGTCTTCTCTTGCGGCGGAGCGTAGACGGCAAAGGCGGCTACGGTTGTGGTAGTCAGTGCAATGACTGCGTTTCGTGCTTGGTCAGCAGCACCGTCCAGCGCAGTAAAGGCTTGATTGGCCGAAGTGACGGACACCGACACATACCCAGCAATAGCCGACTCAATGATCGTGCCAAGGTTGGAGTTGGTTGTGGTGTTCCACGTACCGGCTTGGTCGCCAGCGCCAATCAGTTCGATCCGCAGCGAGGGGGAGTAGGTGCTTGCCATGTTAAGTGCCTTTAGTGTGCGTCATAGAGGTTAGTTTTTCTGTGCAATGATGACATCAACATATGCGACATTAATTGTTGCGACTCCAGAGGTAAGAGAACCAGAACCAGAACCAGAACCAGAAAAAGTGTGGGTGTGAGAGTTACCACCGCCAGTGGCTCCCGTGTTGCCCGCAGCGTTTGCGGAGTTGGCGCCTCCGCAGGGGGTGTCACCTGATGCGATACGCGAAGTGTGCGTGTGACTTGGTATTTGAGCCGTAGTTAGCGTAGTAGCCCCAGTAGTACCACTAATACTTACACTTATACTCGTAGTACCAGAAACCGAAGGTGTAGCAAGCGCCGTTGTAAATCCAACAGAACCGCCTGACCCCACCGTGCCAGAAACCACCCGCAATGCTTTGTTGTCGTCGCTAGTAGATTTTGTGTAACCAGTAGGCGCAGCGGTTTGATTAAACGTAAGTCTTGTGCCAGAAGGAAATTCAGCAGGGGCAGACCCACTTGATGCGGCTGTAACCAAGCCCTTTGCGTTGACTGTAATGCTTGAAAAAGTGAATGCACCTACGTTTGAGTTAACTGTAGCTAGTGTTCCCGCCGCAGTGACGTTGCCTGACCCGTTGAATGACGGGCTGGTATAGGCCAAGTCGCCAGTAATTGCAATCGTGCGACCTGTTGCTAAAGTTGTTGCGTTGCCCGCTGTTAAGCCCGAAGCAGTGCCTGTAATATTTGTTCCGACAAACGCCACGGGAGTACCCAGAGCGGTAGCATTTCCAGAAGCATCAAGGTTGACTGATTTACCGGAAGGGTAGGTAACAAATACGTCTTTTGTGCCTGCTGCAAAATTTAACGCGGAAGGCTGTGTTGCAGAACTGTTTGACAGCACCGTTGTTCTGGCTAAGGTTGTGCCTGAAGCGGTGTACGTACCAATCCCGACTTCCCACTCAGATGTGGTTTGACCAACAATAGCGTAATAAGTGGTGTTGCCATCCCCAACTACCGCAAAAGACTGAAACCCCGCCGATGCGCCAAGCAGCGTTACTGTTCCAGTACCCGCCGTGGTGGTTGTTTCTTTTACGCGATCTGCAAGTACGAGTGCCATATATGTCCTTAATCCGTTTCAACCAACGCCCAGTTGGATGTCTCCGCATTATTTACCAAAATCCAATAAACGGCGATTACATTTCCAGCCGCGCCCGAGGCTTGAACTCCAGTCAAAGCTAGAGACCTTGCCCCAAGCCCAACCGTGCCCGCAGCTCCTGCTGCTGCGACACCTGTTAACGCAAATTCTTCGCCGTGGACTACTGTGCCAACCGCCCCGGAAGCCGCCACGCCAGACAAGGCTAAAGACCTTGAAGCAACCTCCAGCGTACCAACTGCACCAGACCCTGTTACGCCCGATACTGCAAAAGACGGGCTTGGAGTTACAGACCCTAAATCGCCTGAAGCCGGTACACCAGACAGAGGGACGCCAACGCCGTTAATAAGACCAGCAGCCTCTACGCCCGTCAAGGCAATCGAACGACCCGCTTCAACAGACCCAGCCGCTCCAGATGCTGTTACACCTGTTAGCGCCTCACTCACAAGTCTCTCAGTAGACCCAACCGCTCCAGATGCAACTACGCCCGTAAGGGCAACAGTAAGAGCCGGGGTTACTGTGCCGACTGATCCTATAGCCTCGTCGCCGGATGTTGCATCCGACTCGTTGTAGATTACCGTCCCAACTTCGCCAGAAGCTACTACACCTGACAGAGCAACAGTGCTGTCTTCTGTTACAGACCCAACATCCCCAGACGCAACGACACCCGTCAGGGAAACGACGACTACGTTATCACCAAGCGCAGCAAACGGAGCCTGTGCAAATGCGGATATACCAAACATGGTCTACGGCTTACGCCGCCTCCGCTTAGGTTGTTGCCAAGCGAATTAACGCAGCCGAAGTTGTGTTGGCAGGCATCGTCAATGTAAACGTGCCAGCCGTGATGGTTTGTGAACCAAACGTGTGGACACTGATAGCCTTGTTGCTCTGGGTCGAGTTGTACAACAGCACCGCGTCAAACGCGGTAGACAGTGTCACCGTGGTATAGCTGATTGAAGCTGAAGGCGTAAAGAATGCCACCCCGGCAGTCGCTGAACTGTTGGTCGAAGTTGGAGCCGTGGCATTAGTTACCGTTACGCCGCCAGCCGTGTAGCCTGTACCAGACACTTCACCTGTTGCCGTGTAAACAGTAGCAGAGGCGTTCATCGTTGCTGATGCCAAGTACAGCGCCGCTTTGAGCGTATCTGTAGTGGGTGCAGTCAAGCTGGTGCGCGAGACAAGCGTTGCGGTGCCGAGTTGATGTTCACCAAGCATAAGCTGGCTCATAAACGAAGTGCACATTGATTGAGTGTTTGCCATGATAGTTCCTTAAAAAGATGCCACTGAGCTAGTGAGCGTTACGGTTTTCTTCAACTGAACATGTGCGGAACGGTGAACAAGCTCTCCGTCCAGCCAATACTCAACCCATGTCGTGAGTTCGTTGTCATTATCGACTGTACCGTCCCGCTTTTCAAGCAGAGAATCGTCCATGTCGCCTTTGGTTGTGGTTACAAGCATGTTGGTCCTTATGAAATTCGTACGATTGCGCTGGAAGCGTCGGCAGCGGGGAAAGTGATTAAAAACGTAGCATTGGCTGTAGTCTTGTCCGCGCCAAAGTCCAGCACCGCCACGGACTTGTTGCCCTGCGTGCTGTTGTAGATCAGAGCGCCACGAGCCGTAATCGATGAACTAGCCCAAGATGTATTGGAGAAGCTGACGAACGCGGTGGGAATGCTTGCGGTATTGTTACCCGAGGTGGGGCTTGTGGAGATGACAAGCGTGTTGCCACCCGCCGTGTAGCCCGTCCCAACCACTTCGTCAGTTGCCGTATAGGCAGTTGTGGCCGGACCAATGTCTGACGCAGCGGTGTACAAGGCGATCTTGAACGTGTTGGGCGTTGTTGGGCCAAAGTTGTGAACCGCCTGAAGCAGTTCTACCTTGAAGCTGGTCGTCGATGTCTGGGCTATGGTCATGTGACTGCCTGTCTATATTGACCACTGCGGTACGCGTCTTGACGCTCCATGCCATCACCCAGACGTTTAGCCAGCGCCAGCGCTTCGTTGTACTTGGTGTTGTACAGCGTGATCAGGTCGGCCTCACCCTTCATGTACGTGTACGCCTCGACCAAGCTGCCATACAGCAAGACCGTGTCAAAGTTGTCGCCCAGCCATGTCTGACCAGAAGAGGCGGTTGTGATTGACTCAGGATAGTAATAATAGTGCAATTCCACGTAGTACGCCGAATCAGGCGTTGGCCCGAGGATAAGTGATAGCTCGTTTGTAATTGCTGCGTTAATAATTGTTGGGCCGAACAGCGCGTAGTATTTTGGCTCGCCCGTAGAGTTTGGCGCTGGATACGCTTGACGGATAAAGTTTGCGTCTTTATTGAGCAGATATTCGTACGTGCCAGTGTCTAAATTTGCGTTGGTAACGCCTGTCACCAAAGCCAACGAGTACACAGCCAAGAAGTCGTTTGGCAAAGATATGTACTTGTTGTTTGCCGTTATTAGCGAGAACTGATTCTTGCGAATTGACGGAAACTGCACTGAGTTGTAGATGCGCTGCTCCGCCTGCGTGATAAGCAAGTTGATCTGCGTCGTGCTGGACACGGTGGTGTTGTTCGCCAGATATGTCTCTGGGAACTGATTCTCCGTGTACGACTGGATAGCCGCTACAAGCTCGGTGTACGTCATGCTTTACGCCATTGGGCCACGAGCCATCAAGCCCTTGGTAGCTGCACCTGTGCCACGGATTTTGATGCCCGAGGTTTTGGTTGGCTGGTTACCGGCAGACTTGCTAATAGCGCCAATGGCCGTGTTGTAGGAGTCCAACTTACTGTAGTTTGGCGGCTTGCCCGGGTTGGTTTCCACAGCTACGGTTTTACCGGTCATGGTGTGTGGTTCAGCATAGACGCTGGCATCACCAACTTCTTTGCCGCCAATCTTTTTGCTGTATTTAGCCATCTTCAACTCCTTATGTGGTAACCGTAACTGTACCAATTTGCACACTCAAAGCCAAAAGATTTGGCGTCAGCGCATCATCAAAAAACCTAGAGCCACCCACCGGATACCAGCCCCACTGGATGTTCCGGCTACCCTCCCCTTGGTATCCGTTCGCTAAAAGCCCCGAAGCCACATAGCTACGGTCTGGACGCGGGTTACGCAAGGCTTGCGGATCGTCTACCGGATACATACCCAACTGAAGCTGCGGTTGATCTGGGTCCCAGCACTCAGGACATACAAGCAAATTGTACGTCTTAGTCTTGATAACTTCCTTCTTCAGCAGTTTTAACTTGAAGCGCTGCCCACAACGGTCGCACTCGCTGATCGCATTCTTGCCACTGGCAAACCTATTGCCCATATCAGTTTATAAACATCTGGCGCGGCACGAACCGCACCGCTGCTTTTTCACGATCCTCGTCGGCGGCATTCTGCCAAGCCTCGTCGTATTGTTGTTTGAGCATAGGCAGGCGCTCAAAACCTGAAGGAATCTTGCCCGCTAAGTAATACGACAAGCCCGCTGCCATACAGGGCACGAACCGGAATGGGACGTCCATGACGTTGACACCGCCGCCAGCATCTTGAGTACGGCGCAGACGCCAATAAGCCAGCGTGTAGGTCTGTGAGCCATCCGGCGTTGGCCAGACAGTAACGGCGGGCAGCTGCTCCGAATACACGGCTGTGGCAGTGGTGTGTACAGCTGCGGTGGTGTTGTTCTGAGCGCGGAAACAGTTGTTTAGGGTATTCCCTGATATGTAGCCGTAATTGATGGTCTCGCTGTCAATTTTAATGAAGCCAGATGCGGGTAGACCCACAGTAGAACTGAGGGTAATTGTTGTGTCAGTGGCAGTAATGCCCCCGTTCAGCGTTAGACCAGTAGGGGAGCTTTGTGCGTTATACCGCTGAATCCAAATCTGAATAGGCCGCGCCTGCTGGATTTTGTTCGGGATCGTAGCGTAGGTTGATACGCTGATCCGGGTGATGGTCAAGTCCGCCTGTGTAGACGCTACGTTACCACCAGTGCGGATGACGTGCTCAAGCAAGTCAATGGTGTCAGACGGCAGCGCATACGTGTTCTGGCCCTGCACGAAAGTGATGGTGCCCGGCTCAATCGACCACATGTTGATGCCACGGTTGGCCCAATCAGCGAACATGATGTTCAGACTACGGCGAGCAGTCCGCAGGTCATAGCCGGTACGCAGTTCGCTACCGGCGCGTTCAAACGCCTCCTCGACCAATTCAGTCAGGTCAAGGTTAAATGCGGAAGCGCCGGAGGTGGTTGCCATTATCTAAACCCTGCTGTTTTCTTTGCAATCGTTTTGGGTTGAGCTACAAACTGCTTCCCGGCGGCTTTTCCTGCCCGCTTGGCTTTGGTCGTTGCAGCGTACTCAGCAGGGCTGAGACTTTTAATCGCAGCTTTTGGAAGGTATCGCTCACCTGTTTCAGAAGATTTTTTACCAC